AACTAGAACTGCTTCAGAAGCATTATGCTGAGTTCGATGACTTCCTAGTCGATGTCATCGAAGACCTCATGGGCTTCATCTGTACGGAAGTGCAGATCGACATCGGACAATACATCGCGCATGGCCCTAAGTACCGAATGGTACAGGCGCAGCGCGGTCAGGCGAAGACAACTATCACTGCTGCTTACGCAGTGTGGCGCTTCATCCACGATCCGACTACGCGCGTTCTGATCCTCTCGGCCGGTGACACTCAGGCAACTGAGATCGCGAACTGGGTTATCCAGATCATCAACGGTATGCCTGAACTGGCGTGCCTGCGACCGGACAGAAGCAACGGCGACCGTGCATCGGTTGAAGCCTTCGACATTCATTACAGTCTCAAGGGACCGGAGAAGTCTCCATCGCTTGCGTGCGTCGGTATCACATCGAACATGCAGGGCAAGCGCGCGGACCTTCTGATTGCCGACGACATCGAGAGCCAGAAGAACAGCCAGACGCAACATCAGCGTGCACGTCTCGTGCATCTTACGCTCGACTTCGCGTCCATCTGTTCGACAGGTGACATCGTGTATCTAGGTACGCCGCAGAGCATCGACAGTCTGTACAACGGATTGCCGGGACGCGGGTACGACATTCGTATCTGGCCGGGACGCTATCCGACCGATGCAGAGTTGCCAGGATACGGCACGTACCTCGCGCCCTTCATCCGCAAGCGGATCACGAAGGCGCTGCAAACTGGCGGCGGTCCTACCGGCGAACGCGGTCAACCTGTTGATCCGGTTCTGCTCGGTGAAGAAGTCCTAATCAAGAAAGAGATCGACCAAGGACCGGCGTACTTCCAGCTTCAGCACATGCTGAGCACTACGCTGTCCGACGCGATGCGCTTTCCGCTGAAGCTCGGGAACCTGCGCGTCCTCGCGTACGACCGTGAGCAGATGCGTGCGCCTATGACGATCAACTTCGCTCGCACTGATGACGCGCTGGTCACGATGCCTTCCGGCTTCCCGGTAAAGGATCGTCTGTACCGCGTGAAGTCCGCAGAGGACTTCGGAGAGATCAGCGGCTGGCACATGTATGTTGACCCGGCCGGTGGAGGCCAGAACGGCGACGAGCTTGCTTACGCGATCACTGGCCTATGCGCCGGTCGTGTGCTGCTTGCCGACGTTGGCGGTATGCCGGGCGGCTACGCTGACGCGCAGCTAGACTGGCTCACTGCTACGGCTGTGAAGTGGAAGCCGCGCACCATCGACATCGAGAAGAACTTCGGCAACGGCGCTCTCTCGTCTGCATGGCAACCTCGGCTGCTCAAGGCACTCCGCGACGTGAACCATTCAGTTGGTATCGAGGACGTGTGGGAGAGCGGGCAGAAGGAGCTACGCATCATTGACGTGCTTGAGCCTATGATCGGCGCAGGCAAGTTCATCGTGCATGAAGACCTGATCCGAGAGGACTGGGATGCCTGTCAGAAGTACGCGGCCGATCTACGGAGCACGTACAGTTGGCTATGGCAGATGTCGCGCATCACGCGCGATCCAAAGGCACTGATCCATGATGACCGTCTCGACGCTATCGCTGGCTCTGCAAGGCACTGGGTTGAACTCATTGCTATGGATGAAGACAAGTCCAAGGCTGCTGCCAAGAACGAAGCGTACAGGAAGCTCATGTCGAACCCACTAGGGGATGGACGCAAGCTACCCGGCACGTTCGGCAAACAATTCCGCGCACCTAATGCGCTAGACAAATTCAATCGCGGTCGCTGGTAGACCGTACAAGGAGTAACATGGCTACTGAAAAGAAAGCTGCCTCTACGGTCCCTGCGAACCCGGCTCTGGTCGAGTTTCCTCGTGACGAGTGGGGCTTCACTACTGAACTGCGTAAGGCCGGTCTTCAGGCTGCTCAGCGCATTCGTGGTAACGATGAGAAGCACAAGCTGTTCATCGACACTATCAAGATCATCGCTCAGCACGCTATCGCGCGCCTCGAAGGTGATGCCGCTGCGCTCGTTCGCGAGATCGAGCAGATCGCTGAACGCGATGCCTCGGCTCTGCATCGCCAGTTCGGTAAGGCTCCCGTTGAGGCTCCGGCCGTCGAAGAGAAGCCTGCTGACTAACGCGAACGGGGAGCAACCAGTTAAGGCTGCTCCCCGCTGCTTGCGCCCCAGTAAAGCCTCGCGGCTAGTACAGGCGCTGTATCCATCAGGTTCTACTCTCTGAACCTTACACGATCCTTACATCAAATTGTTCCAAAAAAGGAAACTTAAATGCCCGACATTTTCACTGCCGGTGAGAGCATCCAGCGTCGCAAGGTCCGCGTCTTTGCGGCTACCGCTGCCGGAACTCTCATCGTCCCGGCGAACTGTGCTATCGACCGAATCTATGTCAAGAATAGGACTGCGAATGCAGTCACTGGTGGTCTGAAGTTCGGTACGTCCGCTGGTGCAACCGATCTGGTTGCGGCTGGTGCCGTGACTGCATCCGGCGTCAACGCTTTCACGGCCTCCATCCCGGCCATTGGTCAGGGCGCTGACCGCACTGTGTACTACGATGCCGTGACTGCATGGAACGGCGCGTCTGTTGACATCGTGGTCACCTACACGAAGCTCATCTAAGTTATATTGGATAGGGCCGGGCGTAAGCTCGGCCTTAGTCCGTAGCAGCATGAGTACCAACGCACCCAGGATCGGGCAGAAGTCTGTATCCAAACAATCCACCGTAGGCGTACCCGTTCCTGCTGATGGCTTTGACTACGTGTTGTACGTTGACGCTGCCGGTAAGTCGTATCGCGTAGTCGTCGCGGATGACCCTTATTACACTACGAAGGTTATTTCTAGTCAATGAACGTAATTGCACCATTCTCTAAGTCACTACCTCTGCTGCGTAATGCGTTCCTCGGTCAAGTAGCTACTGGTTGTCGCCTCGTTACTAACTTTGCGGCTGGCAATAAGCAGGGCACCGCAAGGTGTCCGCACATGGCTATGGACACTATTACGTCTCTTCAGCTTGTGCTGCCTGGATGGTACGGGCAGTCATCTGCTACTTTGGCCGAGACGCCTATCGGAACCGACACGACGTACAATGCGTCTATTGAGTATCCGGCCGGTACGTTCACTCAGGTTAAGTGGGGCGGTAATTCTACTGGCACCTGTACTTCAGGTACGAACCTTGTTTCCGATCCTGCTTCCGTATCGATCCCGAAGGGCGCTCGTTTCTGGACCCGTATCTTCTACCAGAACGCTACTGGCCTTATGTACGTGTCTAACGGCATTGACATCGCTAATGGCGCTGCGTTCGAGTACGCGGCCTCCGGTCTGACGGATCAGACCATGAGCGGTAGCGTCACGAACCATGCTGGCGGAACGCAGGCGGCAGGCAACTCCTTTGCACCTCTCGCCATCATCGCTCAGACGAGGCAGGAGAGCTTCTTCCTGCTCGGTGACAGCCGAGTGGCTGGCTCCAAGGACGCCTACTATGGCCCCGGTGTGGGCCTTGGGAACCTGGAACGCTCCGTCGAGACCTTCGCGCCGTGCATCAATGCCGGTAATCCCGGAGAGCGCCTCGACTGGTTCATCACGAACCATACGAACCGCTTGGCACTAGCAGCGTACTGCTCGCGTGCTGTCGTGGCTATTGGCATCAATGATGTCATTGGCGGTGTATCCAATACAACTATCGCTACGAACGAACAGACCATCCTCGGTTACTTAACCGGCAAGCCTACATACATCTGCACGATGGAGCCTTCGGCGTCATCGAGCGATGCGTACGTTACGACTACTGGTCAGACACCGATTACGAACAATCCGGTTCGTGTACTGACGAACAACAGACGCAGGCTTGTGCCTTCGGGCTTCTCAGGCTGCATCGATCTAGCTGATGTTGTCGAAGAGGGCCGTGACAGTGGCCGATGGCAGTTGCTCCCGTACACTAACGGTGCACCGACTACAGACGGTATCCACGGACTTAGGGACGTGTACCTCAGTATCAAGCGATCCGGTATCGTCAGCCCGTTCAGTTTGGGCTCGTAATACCCTCCGGCTGGAAGCGGCCTAGCAGGCTCGTCTGTGCGTTGGTTTCATAAGGCTACCCAATTAGGGTCGTCTCAGAATAACGCACAGGCGGCTGCGGCTGCTGATCGGTGGCGGCTCAAGATCGCTTACGAGCGGAGCAGGGTTGGATCACAGATACGACGGAGATTTTCGTGGGGGCATCTAACATAAACCCCACGCGAGTTTCCCCCGTACGCCCGGTCATAAGCCATAGCTATACGAATGCATTAGCATCTGATTTGGATCATAGCCGAATGTCTGTACTCTGTCTAGTGTCAGGGTAGGGCAT